ACTTATCTTCTTCCTGCCGCGAGTATCGTTTGCTGCTCTATCAACTGGTAATAATGGCATTTTCTACCTCAAGTAAATGTGCTTGCGCCGCCGGAAAGCAATGAAGATCCGGCTCTAATAAAGCCTCTGTTCTTTGCAGACTTTCCTGCGGCAGCGGTTAATACTGCTTGTTCGTTCAGGCGCTGTGACTGTGTTTCACCACCTGTTCGTATTCTAAGGGCGTTAAGTTCTGTCTCCGCCTCAAAGTCTGACATCGCTAATAAGGGAGATCCGGTTGATTGATCAACACCTGATTGACCTCCCGCAGCCCTGCTTGCTGCTGCTACTCTGCTTTGTTGTCTACGGAAGTCTTCCTCTTGGTCTTCCGCTATTTGCTTTTCTCTTGCCCCTTGTTGCCTTTGATCCGCAGACTCAAAACTAGCCTGTTTATCTGCGTCTATTCCACCAGCAACAGATCCTGCCGCAGCCAATCCTACAGCGCCCAGTGCCAACATTGTTGCTGTAGTAACACCCATTAGTCTCTCCGCATATAAAGTGTCTCAACCGGCTTCATGCCAAAGCGCCGATAAACTTTATCGACTCCCTTGGGACTAGTTGAGAGTAATTTAAACATTGGGATTGCTCCCCTTTCTTCTATATTCTTCATTGCTTGATTAATTAAAGTTATTCCTGTTTTAAATGGAGAGCCTTTCGCAACCCACCAGAAATGTTCCTCTGCTGTCAATATATCATTATTCCATAGTAAAGGTGCATAAAATATGCCTATTCCACCAATAACTCGATCATCATGCTCTGCTACTAACACCTCAAAATTAGGCATCATTACTACAGTACTAAGCGCCTTTAAAAACTTATCATCGTCTGTCAACAAGTCTTTGATAGGGGAATGGTCAGCAAAGTCTCTTGCTCCATCCGCTATATCTACTGCATCTCTTTCTAAATCAGCCTTCCTTACGATCATTTCATTGCGATTAAGTTGATCTCTGGTGCAATCGCCAGTAATGTAAAGGATGTCGGATCTGAACTTTCAACCGTTATCCTAGCATCCCTTGTCCACTGTCCATCAAATTCTAAGAATATCTCACCCGTATATAACGGTGTAGCTGCATCCATAAGATTAGTCACTGTACGGAAATCAATATTATGTAAGTTATTGCTGTCTCTGCCGAATGAAATGGTATGTGAATTCAAAAGAGAGAACACAACACCATAAATTCTCTTAATCTTTCCTAGAGCAGTTCCCGCAGGATTCCCCGCGCTTATTTTCAATGTGACTAACTTATGCTTATAACCTAATCCCATTTGAGCAACAGAAACCGGCTCGGATAATGTAGTAGCCCCACTGGTAACAGTCGCATCAGTAAGTATTGCACCATCACCCAGCACCTTTATTGACTCACCTTCCAAATGGTCAAGACCAGCAATCGCAGTTACCTTCTTGTTTGCTATCCCGCCTGAAATATAAGCCACAGCAAATGCTGTTCCGTCAATGTCTGTATCGTCATCAGGGGAAGTAAGCTCATAAGTATTCGCTGCTTTATTGGCAATCTTATAAGTATTCCCATTAAGTTCGGTCATTCCAAGAAAGTCAGTATGTCGAATTAAATCTCCATCTGAGAATCCATGAGCAGTTGCTGTAATGACAACTGGATCAGCTTGTGTAGCGCCCGTAACTGTTACAGGAGTATCGAGTGTTATACAGGAATCAACATAATATGAATCTTCTTGTGCGTCCCCGTCTTCAAAATCTCGTTCAAAGAATTCAACGTATCGGACTGTTGCGCCATTTATAGTTCGTTTTACAATAAACCATACTTCGTTTCTCTTGGTAGAGTCTTGAACCTGTCCAGACCCATTGTCTCCAGGGATAGTAACCACAGACTCAACAACTGCATCTCCACCTGCGTATGCACCACCTATAATATGTCTGCCCCATCCAATAACGTCCTCCTCCCTTCGATAAGTAAGAGATAAAAGTTGTCCATCTTCTCTAACTGCCCATAAGACAGAATCAGGCTCTTCAGCATAATCCAGTTCAACTATCCCACTTTTGGTAATGTGATTGGATGTTCTGGTTAAATTAGGAGCAACAAAACTGTTGACATCGAATGAAAAGACTAATTCTCGTAATTTTCTCAGTCCTTTTTGAATAAACAACACGGTGCTATCAATTCTTACGGGTTGTAGATTACCAACCCCTTTGGTTGTTTGCCGCTTAACCGTAATATCTAGCGGGGTAATTACAACGCCTTTAGAGGACGGAATCCATTGCCCACCATCTGTTCCTATGATAAGAGTATCGCCACCCGCCGACATCCATCTAATGACATTAACGTCATCTGCTGAAATCGTGAAGTTTAAAGCATCATCAGCTTCTACTGTTCCAGAAAAATTATCAGGAGTGAAGTTTTCAAAATCTGCTGTCTGAGAACCCCATAATGTCTGAGGTTGATTTGTTGTTGCGCCACAATACAACCGCTGCTCAAAGAATGAAGCTGCTCGTGGGTAGCCAGTTGTTCCAGACCATGCTCCCAGGCTAAATGTTGCTTTCGCTGTTGGAGTGGCTTCAAAATCTTTCTTGACATCTGCTACGGCGACTGTGGTGGACGTAATTGATGTGATAATAGCCCAACCATAGGCGGTTGTCTTTTTGTACCTTACAGCGCGTCCTACGTCCCCTGATTGCCATCCTAGCCCATCATTTATCCCCGCAACCGAAGATAATGTTAAATTAATGGAAAGTCCAGTTTTTGAAGAAGGATGTAATGTCGTTGTTCCCGCGTTCTCGTCTAAATATGGACCATCAAGCCATTTGACCTCAACTAGCGACCATGTTGTATGCCCGAATCGTTGTAACTTATGAACGGGGTGGTCTGAATGGAATAAGTAAAGAACGTCTGCGCTTTGTGGACCTTCTACGGTATATAGGTCTGCTTCCAAGTAGGGAGTTTCTATTTCCGCTCCTGCATTACTTAGAATTTCAATATTATCTAATGACACTACTTTGTTGCCATCAGTCCCAAGTCTTCTGAAGCCAATATAAAATGGGCTTGTTGTGGGAGTGAAAGCAACGCAATGGTAGCCAACTTCTTTGGTTGCGGCAGCTAGTGTCTGTGCGCCTAATGTTCCTGTTCCGACTTGGAATTCAATTATGTCGCCTGGAGCGCCCAATACCCTAAACTTTATAACGTGTTCTGTTCCAGTAGTTCCGGTAGTAATAGCTTGTTCTGCCCAACCCACATCCCCTGTTGTTCCATTAGGATCTAGTTTCATTAACTGGTTTGTTGCATCGTGAGCAATAAAACCAGTGCCGGTGGATCTATCGTCCCAACTGGCAATATTTGCAGCAAATGTACCGTTAGTTACGGCTGCGGTTGTAGTTGCTGCTGAGATTATGCCTTGATGACGGAAGAACCTCATGTTGGCATTTCCCATCTCTAGGACATACGCTTGAGTCACCGAAAATTGGAATCTTTTTAAGCGGGTTTTTACACTACTGGTTTTTACTTCTGAGGCATACCGAGATCCGCTACGGCGCATAGCACCACCTTCCGGCAGTAGAACAAAGTTCTCACAGGTAGATAGACCAATGCCATACTTGACAAAATCAAGTCTGGAAGCAAGTCTGGGAGAAAATTCTCCCGCGTTAAAACTTGGCTGAAGGTCATGCACTCTAGCCATTTGATTTCCTTACGAAATTAGAGTTAGTCATTCAAGAATCCATCTCTGCGAGACCTTCCTCGGTCATTCGCCCATGAGCCTCGTGGACGCGCCTCTGGAGAACCGCCCATCGCATCAGCAGACCTTACCCTATTCATTGTTCTTTCAAACTGCTTGTTAAGTTGATCTTGCAGAGTATTTGAAGAAGATATTGGAACGGCTAAATCTCTTGCTAACGCTAACGACATAGCTCGTCTGAAATCAGCAGACCATAAACTAGGATCTGTTTCTCGTTTAACGTATCGGAGGAATACTTGGTCAGCCGAGCAAACAATAACTCTTTGACTGCCAATCACTTCCATTCGATGCAACAGAGAACCATGACCTGCATTGTTACTATGAACGGATATAGTTCTTATCCAATCAGCAGGAAGGGTGTAAGCATAATCAAATTCAAATGCAGGGATTGTCCCAGATCGGGCTAACTCAACGCGGCTAGTAGCAAAGTTCCAAGGACTGTATCGCAATAAGTCATCCCTAGTGTCGTCAAATATGTCATCTATGACATTGCCGTTGGTAGACCCATCAGTTCTATTAGTGATGGGAGTTTGACCAATTAGCCGTAAAGCTACATTCGCTACGTCTGTCTCACTTGACATTAGTTAGCCCTTTAATTAAGCTGCATCTCTAAATTTTTCTGCTTCTTTTTTACTGGCACTTGAGAAAAGTACATTGTCCCCAAGTCTTACTTCATATTCTTTGTTTCCAAAATTCCACTTAACAAGTTTTGTTGATATATCTACTGGCGCTCCGTTTGGATATATCCATGTTTCAATTTGTTTGGCTGTTCTTGTTTCGACCATTTTGGTCATTGGTGATTGGCTATCAGGGTTAAAGGTTTGTATATCAGAATCTTGAGTATCAACAATGAATCTAGCCACTTTGACTATTTGCGTTCTCTCATGGTTAGTAAATTGGACACAAAATATTGTGCCTAATCCCCATCCTTGAGAAATAAGAATCTTTGGTATTTCAATATCTAGGTTTACAACTTCCTCTTTCTCTCTAAACTTGATTGTCGGACAATCAGGAGTTGTAAATACTTCAGGTCTCATAATTGGCATAGTGTCTCTCCGGTAGGTTTATGGAAAAAATGAAAGTACAGAGGCTTTCACCCCTGTACGATCACTAATACAAATTATACTCTTATTTACTGATATTAATCACTATCTGTCATTAGACCAACAGTTACATTAGTCACATCAATAACACCTGCGACATCAGCAAGTACCATGTGTCTACCATAAGTAGAGATAGTACCAGTGCGAACTGCTGTGGACCATACAACCACATCAATCAGATCGCCGACTCTAAGGTTTATACTGTCATCAGAGTTATTGAAATAACCGTCTCCATCAACGGTTGCGTGTGCGTCTAGCGTATCGTAACGATACAAGCCAAACCCGTTTACACTTGAAACAAGTGCTAGTTCTTGATTATCAAACGCCATAATTCTTTCTCCTAAAATTTATTTCTATTCCCACCACTAATCCAATGAATCGGATTTCGTGATGGGGGTCTGGTTAGCTAGTTGCGATACCTGTTGTGTCATTCAAGTTGCCTTCAATAACGCCAGTATCATCAATCATTACAGCATTTCCACTCATCATGTGATTTACAAAATGAGCGGCTCTATCACCATGCCAAGTAATATCAGCAGCAACAGACTCGTTACCTGCAACATTACCTGCGGATTGTGCGATAGCATATCCAACAGCCGATTTATGATATAGGAAACATTTAGCGGTAGATGTTCCTGCGCCTGGTAGGCCGGTTTGCATCTTCCATTTAACGCCTTGCCATTCTTTCCATTTACCCATTCCTACTGCTGGACCTTGTTTAAATGCCTGACCATCTGCACCAACATAATCTGCTTGTTGGAATTGGTCAAGAATCATTAGCTGTGACCAGTAACGAGGAGTAACAACACAATAAGCCTCGCCATCGTTAGGAATATCATTCGACCATGCAGCTTCTGCGAATTCTACCGCAGTAGCTAGTATTGCTGCTTTACTTGTTACGGTCAAAGTAATAGTGGTTTGGGTTGTTGTATCTAGAACGGTAGTAATTTGGTCATCAACTTTACGACCTAGAGCCATTGCTCCACCAGAGGCGATAACGTCACGCTCATTGATGTTTACTTTAGCTTCGTCCAACTTATCGACCCAATCACCCGCATAAAAGTCAGCCAATGTGGTTGACGGTGCAGTGTGAGACTGGTTCATTGGAGTAATCGTGCCGTGACGGGCTTTGGTTGTAGCAGTACCTGTTCCGATTTTCTGGAATATAGCGGTAGATCCTACGATGTTGTCTTTAAGACGTACTGATTCTTTAAGATATGAACCTTTACGTTGAAATACTTCATGCACTTTTGCGTCATAAGAAGCAATAAATGCTGTGTCTATAGATGTACTCATCTGAATAATCCTCTTTAAGTAATTGTATAATAGGCTTTATCGAGGTTATCTATAACAACTATCGCAGGTGAGCCATCTATGATGGGGCTGTTCTGTCTATATAGGGCTTTTTATTGCCTTGCTTTTAGGTAAGTGGGGTCTTTCGAGTTATCCACTTACCATCATTTATAGCAAAAATCCCTCTCTGTGTCAATTGATAGACTTATTTCCATCCATTTGAGCAATTAATTTCTGCTCTGCTTGATAGAATCTATTTGCTGCTTTAGTGTCCCCTTTATTACTTGCAGTAGAGATCTTGTCTCTAATCTCGGATAACTGATCTTGCATTGTATCCCGCTGCCCATCTGTCAAGGTTGGTCCCAACGAACCCTCAGACATCTCTCTACCAAATACGGAGAAGATCTTCATCATGCGAGGATCATCCATCAAAAATCGTCCGTTGCTTGTCTGTAGGAATTTTAGTTCCTCTAGATTGACTCCTGCGCGATTTGCAGCTTCTTTGAAGGCTTGGTTGGCAATATCTTTATTCTTTTCAAATTCCTCGCCTTTCCACTCTCTCTTGAGTTCAGCTATGCTTTCCTCAACAAAGGCTTCGTCTGCCTTGGTTTCAGCTTTTTCATGTGCTGCCGCGTCCTTCTGCATAAATCCAAGCAATTGGTTAACAGTTTCAGTCGGCACATTCAATCCATGCAGACGTTCTCCCCATTCCTTGTTTGCAGCATCTGTCTCAGCGGTAGCTTCTTCTCCCTCTGGAAGCTCAAATCCGTAGCCTTCAGCGGTTTCAGGAACACCAATCGCTTTATGGTAACTAGCCCGA